TCTGGAGAAATTGCAAGTTCCAGATGGCTGGTGTTCCTCAGGGCGAAGTGCGAATGAGTAAACATTGATACCAGTGTCTGGGTTGCGTGTGTGGTGCTGGTATGGCTGAACAAGGTCGAAGTAGGTTCCTTCGCGTTCAGAGAAGCGATCCTGTCCGTTAAGCTGAAGCTTAGCGGTAACAACTGGATTTTCACCCCAGCAGTGCATGTTAAGTGCAGATTCAGCAAGAACGAAAACACCAGCATCGGTAAGACCGTTAGAAACAGATCCACTGATAGCTCCACCGACATGTGTATCACTCATATCATTGACGGTAGTTCCGAGTGAGGAAGCTGTAGCAGCAACACCGTCAACAAAGTCAGCGTGTGCGGCATTGTAATCAGCAGTTCCTACTCCAGAGATATCTCTGGCGTAAGTATCATTGAAAAGACCATCAGAATCGATTACAGCATTAGTGCCGGAAGCACCAGTGCCACGAGTCTGGCGAGAAGATCCGTATGCAAGGATGGAGTCAGGAAGAGCATCAACTGCATCAGTGTAGTTGAATGGCTGTGCTCCAAGTGCGCGGTGCATAAGACGACCACCTAAGAAGGAGTCACAGTATGCAACATGCATATCAGGCTGAACAACCCATACAATTTCTTTGCAAGGGTGGTTGAAGTTAAGCTTGATTTTATTGGATGAAGAACCGATGGATTCATCACCAGTGAACTGAAGCTGTTCGATGAGGTATTCGTGTGGGTTCTGTGCCATGCGTCTGCGTTCATCAGTATCAAGGAAAACATAGTCAACATAGAGAGATGCAGCTACAAGTGATTTAGCATAAGCATTGGAAACTTTTTCTGAGTTTGTTGTGTTTGGTGTAACTTTCTTAACAGCGAAAAGGCATTCATCAAGAGGACGAAGTTCGATGTTAATCTTGACTTCGTGGTATTGAAGAGCAATAAGAGGAAGTGCAAGACCTGGATTGCGGCAGAACCAGAACTGAAGAGGAACATAAAGAGTAGTTTCTGGGAGAGCATTTCTTGGGGCACAAACAGCTTCTGGGACATCAGCTGCGCCACAAGCAGTTGCTACTGCTGCGAAATCAGGATCGGTAAGGTATGTAAGCTGACTGGTTTGGCCAATCATCTTGTGGTATCCGGCTTCCTGTTCACTGGTGAGAGTGAGCTGGTTCCAGATGTGCATCCAGTCACCATACTGACGGTCGATACGCTGACCACCAATTTCGACTTCAACCATAGAGATCATCTGTTCTCCTGGGCAATCTAACCAACGTGCGAGGCAGTCTTCTCCGTTGACTGGAGCATCGGCCTGGTTGATTTCAGGAAGAGTAACCTGAAGATATGTACGGTATGCAAGATCACCATTTCTGGAGATAGTGCACTGAACACGACGACCGAAATCGGCTTGTCCGTTAAATGTTTGTTCAATAGATTCCATTGCGAAGTTAGTGTGTCTGCGGTATGTAACCTTCCAGAAAGTAATCTGAGGGTTACCTGTAAGATAGACGTCTTGTGCGCCGTAAGCTACGAGTTGCATTAATCCACCACCCATGGTTATAATATTGCTAAAGAAAAAAATTTTTTAATTTTTAAATTAATTAATTAATTAAATTAAAAATAACACAATGATCACCCAATTTTACTTATATCTAAGTTTTCCAGCATAAATCGTTTGAGATAGTTTTCTAACAAAACTTCTTTCTTACCTTCGTGATTTTTTGTAAAAACATATGCATTCTTTTTTTTCTTAATAGTCCAACCTTTTTCTAAAGTATTGTATAAAAATATCATTTTTTGTAACATAATGCAATCTATTTTTATATCTGTTGTATCAATATTTATATCAACATCCATATATACATTTTTAGAAAAACTTCGCCAAAATATTACGATTTATAATTTAAATTTATTTTGAATTAGATATTTTTTGATAAATGTAAATATATTATGCCTAATTTTAAGCCAAAGGCCACAAAAAAAATTAAGGTTAATAAAAAAGCTAGTGTTACTTTAGATGGTAAACATAATGAAAAAATGAAAGAGTTTAAAACAATAAAAGAAATTACAATTCCGGCGTTGATAAAACAAAAAAAAATATTAAAAAAAAAATTAGAAAAAATAACTAATATTGAAGAGAAGTTAAATATACAAGATGAAATAAAAGATATAAGAATAAAAATATCAAAAATAAAACAAGAAAAAAAAGAATATTTATTAGAGAATTCAAATATTATCTTTGAATATTTTGAAAAAAAGAAAAAAATGTCAGAAGGGATTGATATAAATAAAAAAAAAATATTACATTCATTTTTTAATCCAAATAAAAAAATAGATAAAAAGATCGTAGATGAAACAAATATTAATAAATATTTAATAAATTTAGATGAAGGACATTTGAATATTAATAATTATGTAATAAATTATGAAATTTGTGAAAAATGTGGAGGAGAATGGATTCAAGTAGATTATAAAGGATTAGTTATATGTAATAAATGTGGTGTTCAAAAGCAATTTTTAGTAGAACATGAAAAACCATCTTATAAAGAACCACCTAAAGAAGTATGTTTTTATGCATATAAAAGAATTAATCATTTTAGAGAAATTCTTGCACAATTTCAAGCAAAAGAAACAACTCAAATACCAGAAGAAGTATTGGAAAATATTAGAAATCAAATTAAAAAAGAAAGAATAACTTTAAAACAAATGTCAAATAAAAAAGCAAAAGATATTTTAAAAAAATTAGGATATAATAAATATTATGAACATATACCTTTTATAAAAGATAAATTAGGTATTCGTCCACCAATTATGAGTCCAGAATTAGAAGATAAATTATGTAATCTTTTTATGGAAATCCAAATGCCTTATGCAAAACATTGTCCTGATGATAGAGTCAACTTTTTAAATTATTATTATGTTCTGTATAAAATGTGTGAATTATTGGATGAAAAAACTTTTTTACCATTTTTTCCAATGTTAAAAGATCCAGTAAAACGAATAGAACAAGATGAAATTTGGAAAAAAATATGTAAAGAATTACAATGGGAATTTGTACCAACAATTTAATCTAACAAGTAAAAAATATTAATTATTAACTAATATTTTTTTTATTTACATTCGTGGGAAACCTACAAGATTGGCACCAATACCAAATCCTGCACCACTACGAGCACTCACAGCCATTGATGGAACATATGTATCAAGAATAGAGAAAGTTGCAGCAGCTGTAAGAGCAATAAGTGCAACTTCATCAAGGTTCAAGGATTTTTTTGGAATAGCATAAGCGGCAATAGCAACCATAACACCTTCTACAAGATATTTGACAGCTCTGCGTACAAGTTCTCCTAAATCAATCATCTCTGCTAATTTTTGAAGCATTATAAATAATATTAAGAAAAAAATATATATTAAAATTAAAACTTAAAACAAAAACTTCTTAAAATATTATAAAATGTCAAAAGTAGGATGTGTATATCAAAAAAATCCCGATGGATCAACAAACCCTAAATATGTTGATTTATTAGAAGAGGATAAACCCATTTCTGGACAAAAATTTGTTTGTGTTAGTTTTGTGAGCCCCGAAAATATTTTAAAACAAAAAAACCATTTTTTATTTCAAGAATTCCTAAAACATTATGATTTTACAAAGAGTGTTCAAAAATTTACACAATTTCTTAATTTTGTTTCATACAAGCATAATATTAACTTCGATGAGGTTATGAAAGATTTTCAAGAATATACAAAGAGTGAAAAAGAGACATTTACTACAAATTATGTAAGAGACGAATATAAAAACTTTTTAGATGCTAATGAAGATAGACTAGACGATGAATTTAATTCAGTGCATGAATTTCAAACAAGCACAAGAGGATTGAAAATCCGCGGAGTATATTCCACTCAACAAGAGGCTGAATTACGATGCAAATTATTACGAGAAGTTGATCCCAATCATAATGTATATGTAGGACCCGTTGGTATGTGGATGCCCTGGGAACCAGAAGCATATAAAACTGGTAGAGTAGAATATTTAGAAGAAGAATTAAATCAACTAATGAGTGAAAAAAATAAAAATGAATCCGCAGCAAAAACACAATTTGAAAAACGAGTATTGGAAGCAAAACGCGATGCAATAGAAGAAAATAAAAAAATGGCAAAAGAATCTGGTAATAAACTAACTCAAAATATTAATAAGGATGGTCAACTTGTTGGAGTCAATAATACTATTGAAAATGTATTAGGTCAAAAAGAAGAAGTAACATCTGCTGATATTCGCAAAGAGTTGTTTGAAGGTGATAATGTGCCAAGAGGATCAGCTGCTCAAGATGCAATAGATAGAGGACTCATTAAACCATCTACAGAAGAAATCCAAGAAAATGTTAAGGTAGAAGTTACTGAAAAGGTAGTGGATAATCAAGATGAAGAGAAAAAAGATTAAAATTGAATTTTATTAAATATAAATTAATAAAATTTATTACTATTTATAAATATGGAAAACGAGAAATCCCAAGTTCAAGAACCTAAAAAAACCAAAAAAAAGGTTCCAAGATGTAAATGCAAATTGGAAGACGGTAAAAAATGTAAAAAGAAACTCACTATGGTTGATTTATGTATTGTTTGTAAATGTGGTAAATCATTTTGTCCAAAACATAGAACACCAGAATCTCATAATTGTAAAATAAGTGAAATAATAGCACGAAAAAATAGAGAAGTACAACTGGATAAAGTTCTTGGAGGCGGAAATTTTAAACAAATTGAAGTAATATAGAAAGATAAATCTAGTTATTAATAATGCCTCCAAAGAAAATAATCACTACTCAATTACAAAGAAATGTTTATAATAAAATCTCTCCAAAAATATTATCTCCAGATGCTGATTCAAATTTTTTTGTAAATGAAGCAGAAGAATCAGGTAAGATTATCTTGAAACTAAGACTACTTAATAAATTAAGTATTGATATTATGTGTAAAAAATTAAATATAGATAAAATAGAATATAAAAAATTGGAAAAAGGGGAAAAAATACCAAGCAAGGAAATATCCCAGTCATTGATAAGTATTTTTAATTTGAAAATTGAAAATACATTATCAAACACAATAGATAATTAATTGTATGATGTATAAATCCACCAGCCCAACTATGAAACTAACTCTTACTACTGTTTTGTTCTCTGTTTTCCTATCAACTGCAATGTCAAGCAGTTTTAGGATTTTGAATACTAAATCTGTTGTTGATAGTCCAAAATTTAATTGCACGGGATTGCCTGCCAAATGTAAATGTCCATATCCTTGTTTAGAACAAGTAAAAAATGAGAATTATTGTATTGCCAAAAAATGTTATACATTTGATAATGATCTAGGTCAGTGTAAAAAATCGGGACACGATCATGTGGCCCCACTAGTCTTACAAGCAATTCCATTTACAGGCGTATTTGGATCAGGATTTGGTAATATAGGAAGATGGGATTTATTTGGAATGTATATGGGTATATTATTTGGTGGTTGTTGCTTAATTCTAATGGGGTCAGCTTGCTGTTTATGTTGCTGTAAGGAAAAAGAGACTGATGATGAATATTCCTTAATGAACGATAAAGAATCATTTATTAAATGTTTTGGCAACTGTGGAGCTTGTATATGGGCAATTGGTATTCTTATATTCTATATATTAGGTATTGTTTGGACCGCCACCGAAGGAGCAGTTCTGGACGCACACGGATGCCCATTGATATTTTAAATAAATTATCATTTAAAAAATTTTTTATGATAATTTACCATTTACTCTTTTTAACATTAATAGCAGGGCCTTTCCTGCCACCTCTAGGATCAAATGCTTCACCCTCATCATCATCTGAATCAAGCCCTTTTGACATTTCCCAAAATTCCTTAGAACCTAATTTGAAATCTCTATGAGCAGTTGCTTTATACCAAAAAATCTGGTCTTCAAGTTTATTGGATTTGGCGTTATTTGCTACAACAAGGCATTCATAATTTTCAGTACATTGATCCATTACTTGACAAAAGCTTTCAAATGTAGGAAACATTCCTGCAAAATTTTCATAAATTCGTTTTCTATTTGCAATATATGGTTCTCTTAATATAAAAGTATAATCAATATTTGTTCTTAAATTTGGAGGAACTCCAAGAGGATATTGCATTGTAATAACCAGCATTATTTTCCAATGTCTACCATTCATAAAAAGAAGTCTCATTAATTTTTCTCTTGCCCAACTATTATCATATAAACAATCATCTAAAATTACAAAAGTTCTTGGATCAATATTTGATCTACCATATGCCGCCTTTTCCTTTTTTACTTGTTTCATAACTATTTTTTGTCTTTTTAATATATTTTCTATAATTGCAGTGTTATATTCGTCGTGAATAAATAATTTAGGCACCATAGATCCATAAAATCCATTCCCCGCCTCTGTTCCAGAAATAACTGTTCCAATAGGAATATCTTGTTGATAATATAACAAATCTCTTACTAAAAAACTCTTTCCTGTATCACGACGACCAATAAGAACAATTACAGGTCCTTGATTTTCATTGGGCTTAAATGTAATTTTTTTCATATCAAACTTTTTTAATTCTAAATTCATTCTCTATATTAAAGAATTCCACTTATTTTTTAATTTTTTTACGCACAAATTAGTTTAATTAGAATAAAAAACTTATATATAAGTTTTAATGTTTGATCTCTTTTATAAAAAGAATAATAATGTTGATTTATTTAATTATTTAGAAAAAAATGGATTTTCTAATATTCAAAATTATATTCCATTATATTCTCAATTTTTTAATATTGATGAGAATAACTTCAATACTATCAATTTAAATAATAAATATTCTATTACAAAGGTTATAAATAGGGATAATAATAATAATTTTGATATTAAAGTTATGGATAATAGTAATAATATAATAAAATGTAAATCCTTTTTTAAATTTTCCCCTCTTTTAGATCCTATAAAATTTATGGTTGGCAAATATAAACATATGCATGTAGAAGAATTATGTTGTTTACCAAAACCAAATGATAATAAATGTTGTAAAAAAGTATTAGATGCAAATAATTCAGCATATGTAGATAGTTTTTTTTCATATTTATCATCTAAATTAATGAATAATTCTGGATTTATACATGGAATAAATTTTTATGGTAGTTTTTTATCAATACAAACAAAATTTCATTTAAATGTATACGATGATTTGGAATATTTATATGATTCAAATTTTTATCATAAGAATAAAGATTCATTATTTGAAGTACAAGATATAGATGAAGAAAAATTATTATTTAGTGATACAAGAAATTATAGAAAAAAAATTAACCTAGAAAATACTGAAGAAATAGATATTGAATGTGAAACTATAGATAATAATATTTTTGAAGATATATTTGAACTAACAACAAAAAATTTGAAAATACACGAAGCATCGTTAACAGAAGAATATTCTATTGAGAATGATAATAAAAATAAAGAAAAAAGTGAAAGAAAAACAAATTCTACATGTTCTTCGAGATCATCAAATACTGATGAAGAAGAAAGCGACGAAGATTCAAAAAGTAATACAGAAAATGATTCTAGTCTTTCTAATTCACAAATGAGTGAATATTCAAGTATGGATTCAGAAGAAAAAGTAAATGCAACAATATATAATTTTCCAGTTCAAATGATTTGTTTAGAAAAATTAGAAAATACATTAGATTCCTTATTAGATGATGAAGATAATGAATTAACAGATAATGAATGGAAATCTTGTTTATTTCAAATTATAATGATGTTAGTTACATATCAAAAGATATTTAACTTTACTCATAATGATTTACATACAAATAATATTATGTATATTAAAACCGATAGAAAATTTATAAATTATAAGTTAGATAATGTGTATTATAGGGTTCCAACATATGGTAAAATTTATAAAATCATTGATTTTGGTAGAGCAATATATAATTTTAACGGAAAAACAATTTGTAGCGATAGTTATCATCCAAAAGGTGATGCAGCAACACAATATAATTGCAAACCTTACTTTAATGAAAAAAAACCAAGGTTAAATCCTAATAAAAGTTTTGATTTATGTAGATTAGGATGTTCCTTATTTGATTATTTTGTAGAAGATGTAGACGATCAACATACAATAAAAAATCCAATTGCAAAATTAATTATGGAATGGACAAAAGATGATAAAGGTAGAAATATTTTATATAAAAATAATGGTGAAGAAAGATATCCAGAATTTAAGTTATATAAAATGATTGTTAGAACTGTTCATAACCATATACCAAAAACTCAAATATCAAAACCTATTTTTAATAATTTTATTAGTTCGAAAAAAAAAATAAAAAAACAAAAGATAATTAATATTGATAAAATGGAAACTATGGTATAAAATTGAATTTAATATTAAAGATATATTAATATTAAATATAAATGGATTTTGGAATACTTCATAAAATTAACACCTTTGATGATGGTAATCAACTTTATAAATATATGCCAAATGCTTGGATAATTATAGGTTCACAGTTTAATGGTCAAAAAGTCAAATTAAAAAATAAAATAGATGAAAAGATAATTATTAATTCTATTTCATCTTGGAAATTAACACCAATTACTATTAGTCCTTCTTAATGCAAGATTCACATATCAACTCTCCAAAATCAACTACTTTATTAGAAAATTTTTTACAATGAAAACATTTCATATAAGATATTTTATCAAGAATAGGAGAATAATTATCATTTGTAGAACACATTGAAAATATAATACATATTATCATATCTCTAACTGAATTTTGAGTTGGATTTCCACACATTTGTAATCCCTTTAAAGCACCTTTTATACTGTTTACTATCATTATAGTGGTTTCTCCGCACCATTTTGATTCAGTATGATTTGTTATTTCCATAAGCTCTCTTTTAATAATTTTTTGCAAATCTTTGATAAAAATTACTTCATCGTTTAACCACTCTATATTATCAATCATACTTTCAAATATAGGAGTATCTAAAACTAATCTTTGAATATGCTGTTTAATATTTACTTGGAAAATAGTAACTTTATCAAAATAATGATATAAATTATTAAATTTAATAATAGGGTGTCTTTTTAAATCTTCAACCTTTTTCATATTATCCAAGTAATCTTTATCATATAATGTTCTACAAGTTTGTGAAAGTAATACAAATTCCATATTATATTATATATATAATATGGTTTAAATATTGTTAATAATATTAAAAATCTGGGTTATTTGTAAATACTTGAGGCACTGATTTTACTATATCAAATCCGCCTATTTGAGTCATAACAAAATTTCCTAATATAACACTTAAATAAACAAGTAATGTATCTCTAGCTAAAACCTTGAGTGGTTTATTTTCTTTTAAAATAAATCTCATCTCAATAAATCGAAAAAGTAAATATGCAAAACTAACAGCAACTCCCGTAACAAATATAGAATCTGACATTTATATAATTATTTCATTAATATTTATATAAATAGACGCATTAACCAAGAACTTCAATATCATTCAAAATAGGAGATGGTTCGATATTTAGTTTTTTATCTAAATTATGAACATCCATATTATCCAATTTTAAATCTATTTCTCCAAAAATTTGTAATTTTTCATCATCATCCTCCTCATCATCATATTCTGCTTCTTCTGCTTTTCTTTTTTCATTTTGATCATATGCAATTTTTTCTAATCTTTCTAAAGTCTTAGGGGCTTCAACTTTTTCCGGTTCAGGGTTTGCAGAAGGAGATGCTTTTGTATCATAACTAACAACACTATCTGTATCATTAAATGATAATTTATTTACAACATCATTATTTAATTTTACAGGCTCGTCTGCTTTTGGTGTTTCAATAGTTAGTTTAATATTATGTTCACTTGGTTTTGATTCAGATACAGATGCAGCTTTTACAGGTTCTTCTACAGAAGATTCGTCTGCTAACGCATTAGCTACAATCTTTGCTTTTTCTAATTGTGGTTTTTCAAGAGTAACTGTATCATCGCTTTTAGTTATTCCTTCTTTTTTGTCTTCATTTTTTATTGATTCTGTCATTTCTTCTTCCATTTTTTTCTTTTCAAGTTCAGTAACTTCTTTTTCAATAGTCTCTTCAATCACTTCCTCGTCCACTGTTTCATCTATATATGCTCTTAATATTTTTTCAACTGGCATATTATCTCTAATTACTTTTAATATAGCTTCTTGACACATTAATTCTGCTTCTCTCATATTTTTTTGAAAATTTAAAGGTAAAATATTGCTTTCATACAAATAAACATTTGAATAAAGTTTTCTAGCAAATGTAATATAACAACGATGTATAAATGTATTTAATTTTGGGATATCAATATCTATTTTTTTTTGTTTTTGTGACACTCTAATACTAGTTAAAATTTTTAATTGTGTAATATGCACACAAGTTAAAAGATCTTCTAAATATCCACAATTACTTTTTGTTATTATTCTTTTTGTTTCTTCATCGATGATTGTGCTATTCCATTTTGGAACTCTGGAGAGAAAATTTTGAAAAGTCATTAAATATTTTTCTTCTTCATCATTATCTAAACATAATTTTGTAGCTTCATCAAAAATAGATCTAACACCTTCAATCATTAAAGGTGTTAAAATTGTTACTAATCGTGAAGAGTATTCATTTTTAGCTTCAGATAAAACATTAACATTGTAATCGTCCATTTACATTTCTAAAATATTTTCTAAATTTAGGTTTTTCCGCATAAAAAATAAATTTAAAACTACAAACATAAATAATTTCTCATTTCTAAAATCACTTCTAATTTTATCAAAATAAATTAAATAAAAATATTTATTCTTTTTTTTAATAGTTTTATCATTTTCAATAATATCTAAAATATCCATACCACTATATCCTTTTTGATATAATTTTTCAGAAAGATTATTACAACTATTTATTGATTTATAATTACTTTTTTTTATAATATTTTTTTTTAACCAACTCTTTCTTTTATTTAAAAACTCGTGATTAATAATATCTTTTTTATTGAAATCGTGTAAACTTTGAATTGTATTATTAATTGTAGGTAACGGAATATAAATATTGCAAAATCTAGATAATATAGGTTTTAATAATCTATTTTCATTTTCTACAAGAATAAAGAATCTAGTTGTATGACTAAATTTTTCAATACATCGTCTTAAAGCAGATTGTGCGTCCATTGTTAATTTATCTGCATTAAAAAGTACAATACATTTAAATAAATTACTTTTATTATGTATATTTGTTTTTGCAAAAAATTTTAATTCATCTCGTATAAATCTTATACCTTTACTATGAGCACAATCTACATACATTACATATTGATTTATTTTATGTTTATCATTTTCATAAATATTATAAATAAATCTATTTAAAATTGTTCTTTTACCACTTCCAGATGGGCCATAAAAAATTATATGAGGTATCTTTTTTTCTGTTATAAAAAAAGCCAACTTATCCTCTATTTTTTTATGAATTTCTAAAGACATATAATAATTATAGTTGAATTATCTCTAACTAGAATTATTTAAAAATATTTATCTTTTTCTTCTACGGGATTTTCTTTTCTTTTTTCTTTTTCTACGAGATTTTCTTCGTCTTTTTTTAGATTTTCTCCTTGTTTTTCTTCTACGTCTGCGGGCGCCGCCAG